AAAGCATATATAGATAAAGAATATACAGAGATTCCAATTGGGTCAATAATTGCAGTAATAAGTTCATTGATATATCTGCTTAGCCCAATTGATATCATACCAGATGTTGTTCCAGGAATTGGTTTTTTAGATGATGCGGCGGTTATTGCTACAGTATATGCTTTGATCCATGATGATATTGAGGAATATAGAGTATGGAGAGATGTTAATAAGAAGTAAACTAAAGGGAAAGCTGAGTGACTTCATTATCAAGAATCAAATGATAGTGCTTTAATAGATTCCATTAGAATGCTACTATACTTTGTTATGAATCTTATAGATGAGGTAGGGGGTATCAAATCTCTACAACTAAGCCATTCCAAGACCGCCGCCCCCTCACACACAAAATTTCGCATAATAAATAGGGTGGGGTAGTAGAAGTTAAATTTAATAAATCCTTAAATATTGCAACCACTACATTTGATAGTGGTTTTTATTTTGCCAAAATTTGCGAAGTAAAAAACTCCATAAAAAGCTTGTAGTCCTTATAACCCCGAGGATTGCGAGCTTTTTATGTTTATATAGACTAATTACAAAGATAATGCAAAAAAGGGGTCTAAAAAATAAAATTTACTTAATTTTTAAGGAATCTAAAGAAACAATTAGGCAAAATGGAACGAGGTGATTTTCTATGACAGATTATGAAAGACAAAAGATTTATGAATTAAGAATGAAGGGTTTAGGATATAAAGCCATAGCAAATGTATTAGGGCTTACAAGAGATTCTGTTAGAAGCTTTTGTAAAAGAAACAATCTAACTGGAAATGGCAAAGTGGTTAGTATGAACGTAGAGGTTATGAAAGAAAAGAATCTTCTATGTCTTCACTGTGGAAAGCTCATGAAAAGTAAGGATAAAGGTAGACCTCGAAAGTTTTGCTCTGATGAGTGTCGGAGAACTTGGTGGAAGAAAAATCAAGATAAAAGAAATAAGAAAGAAACTGCAATTTATAGCTATACATGCCTAAATTGTGGAAAAGAATTCAGTGTTTATGGAAACAAGAAAAGAAAGTTCTGTAGCCATGATTGCTACATAAAATATAGATTTTGGAGTGAAGTAGATGAGATTTGAGAAAAGAAATGTAAGTGATTTAATTCCTGCTAAATATAATCCTAGAAAAGACTTAAAACCAGGGGATAAAGAATATGAAAAGATAAAAAACAGTATTACAGAATTTGGATATGTAGATCCAATTATAATTAACTCAGATAATACAATAATAGGTGGCCACCAAAGATTAAAGGTATTAAGAGACTTAGGCTATACTGAGGTAGATTGTGTAGTTATAGAAATCGATAAGACTAAGGAAAAGGCTTTAAATATTGCTCTAAATAAGATTAGTGGAGAGTGGAATGTTGAATTACTAAAGGATTTAATCGATGATTTGAAAGAATCGAATTTTGATATAGAGTTTACTGGATTTGATCCACCAGAACTTGATGAACTTTTTAGTGAGCTTCATAATAAAGATGTAAAAGAAGATGATTTTGATGTTGACGAAGTTCTAAAAGAACCTGCAATATCTAGATTGGGAGATTTATGGTTGCTAGGGAGACATAGATTAATCTGTGGAGATAGTACTGCTGAAGAAACATATAAACTTCTAATGGATGGAAAGAAAGCGAACTTAACAGTAACTGATCCGCCATATAATGTAGCTTATGAAGCAAAAGCAGGTAAAATCCAGAATGATGATATGAAAGATGATGAATTTTATAATTTCCTCTTAGCAGCATTTACTAATATTTATAATGTGATGGAGAATGATGCTTCAATATATGTGTTTCATGCAGATACTGAAGGATTAAACTTTAGAAAAGCCTTTGTAGATGCAGGATTTTACCTTTCAGGAGTATGCATTTGGGCTAAACAAAGCTTAGTGCTTGGAAGAAGTCCATATCAATGGAAGCACGAACCCATATTATTTGGTTGGAAGAAAGATGGAAGACATAGATGGTATTCTGATAGAAAGCAGAGTACTGTTTGGAATTTTGATAGACCTTCAAAAAATGACCTTCATCCAACAATGAAACCAGTAGCCTTATGTGCTTATCCAATACAAAATAGTAGTATGAGTAACTGTATAGTACTAGATCCTTTTGGAGGTAGTGGGTCTACATTGATTGCCTGTGAGCAAACAAACAGGATTTGCTATAGCATAGAATTAGATGAAAAATACACAGATGTTATCATTAAAAGGTATATAGAGCAAGTTGGAACTGATAAAGATATTTATTTAATTAGAGATGGTAAAAAGCTAAAATATAGTGAAGTTATAAAATATAGCTAAAATATGGCCCCGCAGTTTGCCCTGTGTGGCATTTTAATTTTTCTTTCGAATAAACCCTCGAGCATATCTTAAAAATAACTTGCTTAATACATCTCTTTGAGTGATATATAGACTAACTACATTACTTGGAGGGATTTTTATGGAAAGAAAAGAAATTGTAAAAAGATTAGGTGAGTATCTAGGAATAAAACCTAAGTACCTTGGAGCACCAAGCTTCGCATACCAAGTTGGAGATTATACTGTTGGTAGGGATGGGAAGATAATAAACGAATCAGGTGATGAAGTGAATTTAGAAGCCATCATAAGCAATAATCTAGAAACTACTGACTTAGAGATCGCCTTACCAATGAAAGATCATACTGGGTCAACTTTGAAAAACCTAGTGAACATGATTTATAGTAGACAATTTTTAATTAAAAAAGCACTTGGAGTTGAGGATAATTTTGTAGAAGAATACTTTATAAGTGCAATAAATAACATTGATTTTGAAACTACAAAAGACTTCTTATATATCCTGGAAGAACTAGGGAGAGAAAACTGCAAAGGAATAAGTTTTAATGAGGATACAATAACTTTTATTATAAAGAAACAAGGATTAGTACCTGAAGAAATAGGTGAAATTGCAAAGTTCTTTAGCCTATTAAATAACACAGCTAAGCAGCTTAAGTATGCATCAGCAAAGCCAATTAATACAGATAATGAAAAATATGCTTTTAGAACATGGCTCATAAGACTTGGAATGACAGGTAATGAGTATAAAAGTACTAGAAAATTATTGCTTCAAAACTTAAGTGGAAATGGAGCCTTTAGAAAGCCAGGTGAAGGTTATGAAGCCTAAATGCAAGTTAATCGGAGAGGATGGAAATATTTTTAACTTAATGAGTATTGCTTCTAAAACTTTAAAAGAAACAGGTATGGAGGAAGAAGCAAAGGAAATGATAGAGAGAATCATTAATTCTAGAAGCTATATTGAAGCTTTAGCAATTATATCTGAATATGTTGAAGTACTGTAAAATACTGTGTTTATTTAAAAAATAGTACTTGCTATTTATCTCCTTTAGAGTGATATATGTATGTAACGAAAAACACACCAAAAGGAGGAAAATAAATGCTTTCGAAGAACTTTGGGATTGAAATTGAATTTACAGGAATTACAAGGCAGAAGGCAGCAAAAGTTATAGCTGAATATTTAGAAGGTAGAATGGAAAAGAATGGTGCAGATTACAAAGTAACCTCACCAGATGGAAGGGTTTGGGAAGTAGTATATGACGGAAGCATAATTACCCAAAGAAAAGTGAATGGACAGAAAGTTCCAGCAGGAAGAGAATATAGCGTAGAACTAGTAAGTCCAATCTTGACCTATGAGCAAGATATAAAAATTCTTCAAGAGATTGTAAGAGTCTTAAGAAAGACTGGAGCATTTTCAGAAAAGCAAAACCGTACAGGGATACACATTCACCTAAATGGAAATGACCATTCTCCAAGAAGCCTTAGAAACTTTATAAACATAATTTACTCAAGAAATGATTTACTTTACGATAGCCTTCAAATAGAAAGAGAAAGAATGAAGTACTGCAAGAAAATGGACAAAAGGCTAGTAGAAAGTATGAACAAGAAAAAGCCAAGAACATTTGAAGAAATTGAGGAAATCTGGTATGAAGGCTATTATTCAAATAGAAGAAGACATTACCATGAAAGCAGGTACCACTTTCTAAACCTACACAGCTTTTTTAATGGAGTAGGAACAGTAGAACTTAGGGGATTTAACGGAACACTTCACGCAGGGAAAATAAGGACTTACATTCTTTTGTGCTTAGCTATGAACAATCAAGCATTAACACAAAAAAGTGCTAGTAGCAAAAAACCACAGATTGAAAATCCAAAATTTGCAATGAGAACATGGCTTAACAGAATTGGATTCATTGGAGAAGAATTTAAGAACCCAAGAGAACATCTTTGCAAACACCTAGAAGGTTCTGCAGCTTGGAGATTTCAGGAATCCGCATAGTTAAACCACCGAGGGGGAGACCCATCTTAAGGTGGTAGGTAGGTCCAAGGGCCTAAGACAAAGCCAACACAAGGGAAACTGTGGCGAGAGAGAGGATGAGAAATAATGAAAAAAAGGTTATATGTAGCTTATGGTTCTAATCTGAATTTAAAGCAAATGAGTTATCGCTGTCCTACAGCTAAAGTATACGGGAAAGGAAAATTGAAAAGGTATAGATTACTTTTTAGAGGAAGTAAAAACAATGCCTATTTAACTATAGAGTCAAAAAAGAANTCAGAAGTACCAGTAGTTATTTGGGAAATAAAACCTAGCGATGAAGTAGCACTTGATAGATATGAAGGTTATCCAAGTTTTTACTACAAAGAAGATGTAGAAGTAGAACTTGATAGTGGTGAATTAGTAAAGGCAATGGTTTATATTATGACGGATAAAATTAAAGATAGAATTAGCTTAAATATGCCAAGCAAGAATTATTTAGCTGCTGTAAAAGAGGGTTATAGAGAGTTTGGTTTTGATTTGAAATATCTCAAAGAAGCTCTTGATATTAGCAAAAACAACGAAAGTCAAGGCCACAGTCTCCCATGTAAGGGATTTTAAAAGGGGTCTTAGTACAATAACCCCATTGAAAACTGCAAAGGAAGTGTTTATATGGATAAATTTTTTACTAAGAAAAATTGTGATAGATGTGGAAAGGATTTACAAGATGGAAGAATAATGTCCATGTTTAATGAGGATTGTATTTGTATGAAATGTAAAGATGAAGAAACTAAACATAAGGATTACAATAAGGCAAGAGATAGAGAAATTGAAGAAGTACGGAAAGGAAATTATAACTTTAAGGGAATTGGTTTTAAAGATAAGAAAAAATAGAATTCTGTTAACAACTTTAGGAGCCTGAAAGGGCTCTTTTTGATTGGAGGTGATACCTATGACACAGAGAGGAAGAAAACCTAAACCTACAGCAATAAAGGAACTTGAAGGGAATCCAGGAAAAAGACCATTAAACAATAATGAACCTAAACCTGAAAAGAAAGCACCAAGATGTCCATCATGGCTTGAGCCTGAAGCAAAGAAGGAATGGAAGAGACTATCTAAACAATTAGAGCATTTAGGAATTTTAACAGAAATAGATATGGCTGCTTTTGCTGGATATTGCCAGGCTTACGCTAGATGGAAGGAAGCTGAAGAATTTATATCTAAGCATGGAACAATTGTAAAAACTCCTTCAGGTTATTGGCAGCAGGTGCCACAGGTATCGATAGCCCAAACTTACCTTAAGATTATGAATAAATTTTGTGAACAATTTGGTCTTACTCCATCATCAAGAAGCAGGATTTCAGTTGAGGGAGCAGTTGAAAACGATGATCCAATGGAACTACTGCTTATAAAGGGTGGTGGTTAAAATATTTGATGAGAGAAAAGCAAAACATGCTATAAACTTTATAAATAATCTAAAACATACAAAAGGGCAATGGAGAGGTGTACCTTTCGATTTACTGCCTTGGCAAGATAAAATTATAAATGATATATTTGGCACAGTTAAAGAAAATGGCTATAGACAATATAATACAGCATATATTGAAATACCTAAAAAGAACGGAAAGTCAGAATTAGCTGCAGCAGTTGCTTTATATTTAACCTGTGGAGATGGGGAATGGGGTGCTGAAGTATATGGATGTGCAGCTGACAGACAGCAGGCTTCAATAGTATTTGATGTAGCTGTAGAAATGGTAGATCAATGTCCAGCACTAAAAAAGAGGATAAAGCCAATAATGTCAGTAAAA